AATAAAATTATAAAGCATCAATTTATTCAGGAATATTTAAAATGAGAAATATTGATAGGATAAAAATAAAAATAGGACAAGGACTTTATTTAAGAGATCAACAATTTTTTAAAAATCATAATTATAATAAAAAATGGATAAATGATAATAAATCTATATTAGGTAAATTTTTAATAATAAATAGAATTAATAGTGATGAAGAAACTTTTAAATTTGAAGAAGATTTTAGTGAAGCTTTATGGCATATTAGTGAATGTATTATGAGCAAACAAGAATTAAAAATAAAATTATTATTAAAAATATTATGAAACAAGATTATAAATATTTTATTAAAAGTGAAGGTTATTGTCATAGATCTATGTATGCTCCATTTAATATGAATTTTTATTTATTTTGTAAAAATGAATGTATATTTAAAAATGGAAATAATTGCAAATATGATTTTAAATATAGATATAAATATGCTAAATTATATTTAAAAATAATTAAAATAAAGGAAATGTTGGATAATGTTTGAAATATTTAAAAATAAAATAGATATAAAAAATATTAATAATATTCAACAATTAAAAAATAAGTTATTGGAAGAAAAGAAGATTCATAATAAATATAGATATAAGATACAAAATATGAATGAAAGAGAATTAAAAAATTTTGTATATACAGGTGAATATGAAGATAAAACGTTTGAGGGAATAGGTTTCATATTTATATGTATAAAGGATAATAATTTTAGAGATTTAGTGAAATATATTTTAAATTTAAAATTAAATGCAATTAATATATTAAGATTATTTATTTATTGTATAAATAATATAGAAAATTATGATGGAAAATTTAGATTATATTTAATGGATTTTAAAAATAGACATTTAAAAAAATTTAATGGATTATTATTTGAATTAGGACAATTAAATTATATTGATAAATTAGATATAATTAATTTATTTAGGAAAATAATATTATGACAAAAGAACAATATAATCATTTAAAATATTTAGTTATTAATAACGGATATTGTAATGTTGGAAGAACAGAATGTTTTCAAATCAGGTGTTTGGTAGATAAGGGAGAGAATTGTTTTCCAAAAGAAGCATATAAAAGAGCATTAAAAATTTTAAAAATTAATAGTTTGCTAAAATTATTTTAATAATATATAAATGAAAGGAGTTAAAGTATATGGATAATAAAACTTATAAAATATTAGATGAAGAAGATAATGTAATATTTGAAACTATTGATGAAGAAAGAAAAGATAAATTTATGGAAGGTCTTAAATTAGAAAATAAATTTGGTAGAGTAGAAATTTTAAAAACAATAACAGAATAAATGTCAACAAATATAAATCCAATTTCATGCCAAAATAAATGGAATACTATATATTTATCTTTTTATAAAGATGGAAAGAAAGAATATATTAAGTATGATAATTTTAAAAACTATTTTTATTTTTCAGATTATGATGTTCCAATATTAGATAAAAAATTAGCGGTTAAACAATTCGGAAATAAAAAAGATTCTTTAAATTTTGATAATACTTATGAGAGTGATATAAGTGCAGCAAAAAGATTTATGATTGATAATTTTGGTCATTTACAATCTTTAGATAAAGTAGATTTAAGAATTGGTTATTTTGATATAGAATGTTTAATTGAAGGAAAAATAACTATCAATGGAAACTTTCCAATTTCAGCAATATCAATATATGATTCTAAAACTCAAAAGATTTGTACATTTGCATTTAAAGAAGGAATCAATAGAACTGATAAAGAAAATTTTATAAAAATATATGATAATGAAGAAAGAATGTTTAATGATTTTTTAAAATTTATGGATTTATGTAAATTCGATTTGCTTGTTGGTTGGAATTGTACAAAAAATGAAATGGGTGATGGTTTTGATATTCCTTATCTTTGTAATAGATTAAATAAATTTAAATTAATTAATAAATTATCTCCTTTTGGATTAGTAGAAAAACATTGGAGAAATGAAAATGAATTTATAATATATGGTTTAACTGTTTTAGATTATATGAATTTATATGGAAAATATAGTTATAAAACATCAGAATCAAATAGATTAGATACAATAGCAAATACAGTTTTAGGAGAAGGAAAATTAGAATATAAAGGAGATTTAAATACTTTATATAAGAATGATTTTAATACATATATAAAATATAATAGACAAGATGTTATGCTTCTTGCAAAAATGGAAGAAAAATTAAAATATATAGACACTCTTGATGAATTAAGAAGATTATGTTTAAATAATATAGATGAAGCACTTTCAAATTCTGTTAATATAGATAGTTTATTATTAAAAACTCTTAATACTAAAGGTTTTATCGTAAGAAGTAAAAGAAAATCTATAGCAGAAGAATATCCAGGAGCGTATGTAAAAGATCCAATTGCAGGTGTTTATGAAGGAATAATATGTTTAGATTTTACATCACTTTATCCGTGGGTTGTAATTAATTCAAACATAAGTCCAGAAACATTAATTGGAGAAGTTTCAGAAAATTATGTTCCAAAAGAAAATGAAATTAAAACTTCAGCAAATGTTATTTTTAAAAAAGATATTATAGGAATATTTCCAAGTATATTAAGATGGATATTTAAAAAGAGGAAAGAATATCAAAAATTATCAGATGAAGCAATAGATAAAAATGAAAAAGAAAATTATAATAAAAAACAAGAAGTATTTAAAATACTTTTGAATTCGTTTTATGGGTTTACGGGATTTTCTGGTTCAAGATTCTTTGATGTCAGACTTGCAAAATCTATAACATTAAATGGACAAACATTAATAAAATATGCTATAAGTGAATTAGAAAAAGATGGATTTAATGTGATTACAAGTGATACAGATTCAACATACATCTCTCTAAAAAATAGAGTAATGAGTAAAGAAGAAGGAATAAAAGTTGGTAATGAAATAAGAGAAAAGATAAATAATAAATTAAAAATATTTTGTAAAGAAAAATTTAATATAGATGATGCTGACTTTGACTTCAAAGTTGAAGGATTTATTTCTCGTGGTGTTTTTTTCAAAAAAAAGCACTACGTGATAAATTGGACAAACAAAAAAGGAAAAGATTGTGATAAAATGGAAGCAAAAGGTGTCCAAATAAAAAAATCTGATACATCAAAATATACTAAAAAATATTTAGTACCAATATATGATATGATTATAAAAAATAAACCTTTAGAAGAAATAGATAATTTAATAAAAGAATTTAGAAACAATATAGATAAAGTTCCACCAGAAGAAATAGGTTTACCTTGTACTGTTCAGGATTTAAAATCATATAAAAAAAATCTTCCAATTCATGCAAGAGGAGCAAAGGTTTGGGAATTAAATTTTGCAAATCAATATAAAAAATCTTTTGAAAATATAATGAAGGGAAAAAGATATTTTATAACTAATAAAAATTTATATGATGATCCAAAAGATCCAGTGTTATGTGTTCCAGAAGGTTTTGATGGACTTCCTCCAACAATATTTATTGATTTTGAAAGAACAAAAGAATCAATAATAGAAAAACCGTTAGAGAATATATTAAATGTTTTAGATGATTTAAGAGTAAAAGAAAGTATAAATTCATATTTAGAAAAAGATTATGATGATTTTGTTTATGATTTATATTTGACTTTGTTTAAATTAGGTGAAGCAAATGAATTAAGAAAAGATTTACATAAAAAGAACAATGTTAAAAAATTAATAAAATATATTGATGCTTCCGTACAAAATAGAATATTTAATAAATATTGTGAAATAAAAAATATATTTAATAAGAATTTTTCAAAAGAAATTATAAAAAATTATTTTAAAGAAATTGATGTAAATTCAATTAGTATTAATATTGAAAATAAAAAAGAAGAAAAAATAGAAGTTAAACTGGTTGATAGTTATTTTTAAGGATTGATAATATGTTAGAAATTAATAAGATTTACAATTGTGATAATTTAGATCTATTAGGTATCATACCTAATGATTATATAGACTTAATTTATTGTGATATATTATATGGTACAGGTAAAGATTTTGGGGATTATAAAGATTTAGTTTCTGAAAGAAAAATAATTGAAGAACATTATATTCCAAGAATTTTAGAAATGAAAAGAGTTTTAAAAGATACAGGTAGTATTTTTTTACAAATGGATTGTACTATCAATCATTGGATTAGATGTATTATGGATGATATATTTGGATATAATAATTTTAGAAATGAAATTATTTGGTGTTATGAAAAATCAAGACCTGCTAAATTTAAATTTAAAGAATGTCATGATAATATATATTTTTATAGTAAATCAAATAAATATAATTTTAAAATACAGTATATGAAATCAAGAGATCCAATAAGATCTTCAAAATGGATTTCAAAAACATATAGTGGAAAAATTTGTACTGATTGGTGGGATGATATTCCAAGTTTTTCAACAAATATGAATGCTGAAGAAAGGTTGGGATATATTACTCAAAAACCAGAAAAAATTTTAGAACGTATAATAGAAACTTCGACCAATGAAAATGATATAGTTGCTGATTTTTATGTAGGTTCTGGAACCACTTGTTCTGTTGCAAAAAGATTAAATAGGAGATATTTAGGATGTGATTTAAATCCAGAAGCTGTTAAAATAACAAATGAAAGATTAAAAGAATCACATATTAACATTTCTGATAGTTATTTTTAATAATATATAAATGAAAAAAGGAGATATTAGATGTTTAAAGAGATTTTAGAAAAATCAAATGTAAAAGGTTTAATTGATGATTTAGTTGTTAATAAGGAAAAGGTTATTTATCATGATGAATTAAAGTTAGTTTTAATTTATTTAAAATTTAATAAAGAAGTGTTTACAGATAAATTTGCAATAACAAAGATTGGTGAATTATTAAATATAACAAAAAAGATGGATTCTTATGAAATTGAGAATTTACAGGATGAAATTATATTTAAAAATAAAAAATCAAAATTAATTTGGAGAAAAGCCCAAGTTGATTTATTTGAAAAAAATGTTGATATTGATAATTTATTAAAGATTTTTTCTTCTAATAATATTGAAATTAAATTATCAACCGATATTATTGAATTATTAAAAGAAACAATAGGAACAGGACTTGATAAAAGAGTTAAACTATATACTGAAAATAAAAATTTGTATATAAGTTCAAGTCGTTCAGATAAATATAAATATGAAACTATATTAGCTGAAAATATAGAAAAAAACTATGTTGGATATTTTAATGCAGATGTTTTATTAAAATTACTTGATACAGTTGATTATGATTGTAATTTATGTCTTGAGTATAATTCAGAAGCAAATAAATCATTACCAATGTTATTTAAAGGTAAAACAAAATCAGGAATAGATGTTATTTATATATTTAATCCTTTAAAGGTGGAGGTATAATGTTAGATATTTGGTGTGAAAAATATAGACCAGATAATATTAATAAAATGATATTATCAGAAGATTATATTAATAAATTTTCTAATATGATTAATAATAAACAATTATCTGGTAATTTATTATTTTATGGAAAACCTGGATCAGGAAAGACTACTTTAGCAAAAATACTTGCTAAATCTGTTAGTTCAGATGTAAAATTTATTAATGCTTCAGATGAAGGTAATATAGAAACAGTACGAACTAAAATAAGAGATTATGCAGAAGGTCAAACTTTTGGTAATAAATATAGAATAGTAATTTTAGATGAATTTGATGGTTTTAGAAGTAATGATGCATTTTTAGCTTTAAGGCCAATAATAGAAATGTTTAGTGATAATTTAAGATTAATTGCAACTTGTAATTATATACAAAAAATACCTGCTCCAATTTTAAGTAGGTTTCAAACATTTGAATTTAAACCAATTCAAAATGAAGATATGGTTGTATATATAAAAGAAAAAGTTTTAAAAGTTGAAAATGTTGTTTTTAAAGATGAAGATTTATTAAAAGTTATTATCAATAATAAGGGAGATTTTAGAAGAACTTTAAATGATATACAAGGTTCATTAATAGGAAATAATCTAAAAATTAATACTACTGATAAAATAGAAGAATTAATGAAAATAATTCAATTAAAAAATAATATTGAAGCTTTGAAAAAATTTTTAGCAGAAAATCAAATTGATTATTTACAAGTATATAAATATTTATTTGATAAAACAAAAGTTCCGAGGTTATTATTATTGATTGCAGAATATATGAAGTCAGATTATTTTGTAATGGATAAAGAAATAAATTTTTGTGCATTTATTATTTCTATGTGGAATTTATAAAATGAGAGAAATAACATTTTTTGATTATTTAAATGCTGTATTAAAAAAAGATAAATTATATGATCAATATTATGATGATTTTAAATTAAATGATAATTTTAAAAGTTTTGAAAATGTAATAATGATGAAATATTTATATCAAGGTAATTTAATTAATTATGCAAATGAGATAAATAAATATGTTTATCTTTTAAATAAAGAAGAATTTTTTAAATTACTTTATTATTATATTCCTAAAACAAATATTTTTATTAAATATAATAAAAAAACATCTAAAGAAAAAAATGAAATGTTAGAATATATAAGTAAGTATTATAAAATATCGATTGAAAAATCAAAAGATATTTTTAATTTATTATCATTAGAAGATTGCAAAGAATTGTTATTTAGATTTGGTTTAAATGAAAAAGAAGTTAATAAAATAATTGAAATTATTTAAATATTTCTAACATAAATTTTAATAATATATAATTGAAAAAGGAAGTGTATGTTTAATAAAATAACTTTATTTACTGAAGAAGCAATTGATAGTTGTCACCATTTAGAAAATTATGATGGTAAATGTATAAACTTTCATGGCCACACTTGGTTAATTCAAATTTGGATTCAAGGAGATGATCAGTATTTGGATAAGGTAGGAATATTGTTTGATTTTGGTAATATCAAAAAAATTAAAGAAAAATTGGATCATAAAGATTTAAATAATGTGTTAAATATTAATCCAACAGCAGAAAATATATCAAAATATATTTTAGATTATTTAGTAGATTTAAATAATAATTTAGAATATAGAATAAGAATTTATGAGACAGCAGTTTTGAAAAGAACTTATTGTCAAAGGCAAACAGGTAATTTTGATATAAATTATATATAAAAGGTAAAATTTAATATGGATTTAAATGAAGAAATTGAAAACCAAACTTTAGAAAAAGAAATAGAAAATAATGTTGAATTAAAATTAAAAGATTCTTTTGAAATTAAGAATTTGAAACCAATTACAATATTAAATACTTCAATAGAAGAATTAAAAAGTATATTTAAAAAATTATATGAATATACAGAATATGAAATATCATTAGTAAAATTAATTGATAAAAGATTTTTTACTGATCCAGCTTCAACAAAATTTCATAGTTCTCATAAATATGGATTATTTTTTCATAGTGTTAATGTAACGATATTATCAATAAATTATTTATTACAATTAAGAAATAATAAAACAGATAAATATATTAATGATTTAAATGAAGAACAATTTGATAAATATTTAAAAGATTTAATTATTGCATCTTTATTTCATGACTATTGTAAAATAGGAATATATATTGATGAAGAACTATTAACAGAAAAACAAATATGGAAAATAGAACAAGAATGTTTAAGGTTAAAATTAAACAAAGATGATTATATTTCAAAACTTGGAAAATCTTCAGGTTCAGAATTTATAGATTTGTTAGTAAGAAATAATATAGATGATGCAAAAAAGATTGAAAAATGCTATAAATTTAATGATAATTTTCAAATTGGTCATGGTGAAAAATCAACTATACAATTATTAAAATTAGGTTTTGATTTAAATGAACATCAAATCATAGCAATAAGATATCACATGATGACAATGGATGTTGAATGGGATTTAAAAAATCAAAGATCATTAATGTTAGATTTTCAGAATAAAGTTCCAATGTTAAAATGTTTATATTTAGCAGATTTATTATCTGGTTTAATGTATGAAATAATTTAAAGGAGTATTTGTGGATATAAAAAATAATATAATATATTTTCCAGCCTTTTCAGTTGGTCCAATTATTCAATCTTTGAAAACTGGGCAAATTCAAGGGAATAAAAATTTTAGATTTTATTCTAAAGGTGAAAGTTTTTTTGATTATGATAAAATATTAATATCGGCAGCACATAATTATAAAGATATTCAAACAGCCGAAAAGATGTGTTTAAATAAAGAAAAAAATATAATTTTTGGAGATAGTGGGGGTTTTCAGGTTGCTACAGGCCAATTAAAATTATGTGATGATGTTCGTGATAAGATTTTTAATTGGTTAGAAAATAATACAACTGTTGCAGCTATTCTTGACAATCCACCATTTGTTTCTTCAACTAATGTTGTTGGTCAAAATTCATTTGAAGAATCTTTAAATATAACAGTTAATAATGCAAAATATTTTGAAAAATTTCAATCAGGAAAAACGCAATATTTAAAAATATTACAAGGTCGAAGTTTCGAACATATTAAATGTTGGTATGATAATATAAAAGGTTTTAATTTTACTGGTGGTTGGGCAATTGGTTCTGCAAGTGTTAATCTATTTTATATTTTACAATCATTTCTTTATTTAATGAAGAATGGCGAGTTTGAAAAAAATAAAGGTAAAATTTTTCATTTTTTTGGTGTATCAAAAGCACATACATTTATATATTTGATATATTTACAAGAGTTATTAAATAAGAATGGTATAGATATTATTCTAACGATAGATAGTTCAGTACCAACAATATTAGCAGCATTTGGAAATTATATGTTGTTTCTTGATAATGTTAGTTTTAAATCTTGTAAAATACCTAATACGGTTGATTATACAAAATTAGATATAGATGATAAATTACCTTGTACTTGTCCAGTGTGTAAAGATTTAGTTTATCGTGATTTATTATCAAATGAATTAAAATTAGATTCAAAAGGTTATTCAATTATAACTCTTCATAATCTTCATAAAATGTTAGAATATAGTAATATAATTGAAAGGTTAATAAGATTTAATTTTGATAATCTTGATAATGTGTTTTCATCAAAAGAACTAACAATATTTAATATTATTAAAGATTCTTTTTATCATACTGATCCAGTAGGATATTTAAACAAATATAAAGAAATATTATTATCTTTAGATACTGATATTAAAGCAGTCGAAAATTATTTTTAATAATATATAAATGAAAACAAAATGGAAACAATATGGAAATAATAGAAATTTTTAAAGGTTTTCAAGGTGAAGGAATAACACAAGGAAAAAATAGTTTATTTATTAGATTTCCTTATTGTAATTTATCTTGTAAATATTGTGATTCAAAATATACATGGAAAAAAGAAAATATTAAATTTTATGATGATTTAAAAGTTTTTGAGTTAGTAGAAAAAACTAATAATATTATTTTTACAGGTGGAGAACCATTATTAAAAAATAATATACAACACATTAAGAATATTATAACAAAATATCCAAATAAAACGTATGAAATTGAGACGAATGGAACTATAGAATTAGACACGGAATTTTTAGATATTATAAAAAGAAATAAGAAAATAATTTTTAATATTTCACCAAAAGAAAATTTTATACAAAATAAAATAGGTAGTAATTTGTGTCCTGTTTTAATAAATCAATTTAATGACTCAAAATATAATAATTACATAGTAAAATTATTATTTGAAAATAATAATGATTTTGATTATATAAAATCATTAATTGATAATAAAAAATTTATAAAATCAAAAGTATATTTACAACCAAAAGCAATAATAGAAAATCAAATAAAAAAACTTATAAAGAAATATTATAATAAAATAATTGATTTAGATTTAAATATTAGTTTTAGGTCACACATATTTATTTTTGGAAAAAAGAAAGGAGTTTAAATGATTGCCAATGATAATAAAATTAAAACATTAGAAGAGAAAGAAAATATGATTAATAAAATTTCTGAAAAATTTTATGACATTTTAAAAATTATGGATTTTGATGTTGAGTTAGATCAACAAATAGTTGATACGCCTAAAAGAATTGCAAAAATGTGGATAAATGATTTATTCAAAGGTTGTTATGAAGAAGAACCAAAATTAACATTTTTTAATAATGAAAGAAATATTGATGATATTGTATTTCTTGGGCCAATAGATGTAAAATCTAATTGTTCACACCATTTTATATTGTTTACTGGTAAATGTTTTATTGCTTATATACCAGATAGAAAAATTGTAGGGGTTAGTAAATTAGCAAGAATAGTAAAATGGTTTATGAGAAGGCCACAAATTCAAGAAGAACTTGTAAAACAAATAGCAGATTATATTTATGATAAGTTAGAACCTAAAGGTTGTGCAGTATTTTTAGAAGCTCAGCATCATTGTATGACAAGTCGAGGCGTTCAAGAACCAGATAGTTGGATGATTAGTTCAGCAGTTAGAGGGGATTTTAAAACAAATCAAGTTTTAGAAGATAAATTTATGCAAATTATTAATATGAGAAAAAAATGAATAAATATATTTATATTACTTATGATTTTGAAGGTTTTCATAAATATGAAAAAGCTCCTGAAGAAGTAAAATATTTGAGAAATGAACATAGGCATCTTTTTAAATTAAAAATATATATTGAAGTTTTTCATGATGATCGTGAGATTGAATTTTTTATATTTAAAAAATTTATAAAAGGTTTAATATCAAATAATGATTTTAATTTAAAAAGTTGTGAACAAATAAGTGATGACTTACATCATCTCATACAAAATAAATATGCAAATAGAAAAATAATAATTGATATCAGTGAAGATGGTGAGAATGGTTCGTATATTGTGTATCCATCATACATTATGTATTAAAATATTTAAGGATATTATATGTTGTATTTAATAACTTTAGAGCCATTAGAAAATAGATACACTTTACAATGGAAGAACTGGTTTAATGAAAAATTCAAAAATTCAATTGAAATTGATGGAATAACACTATCAAAATCAGTGAATTCTAAAAATTTTTTAGATCCATTTCAAACAAATATATGGAAATCTGAGCAGATAATTAAAATTTGTAAATTGTTTAATGATGGGGCAATTAAACCAAATGATAAGTTTTTATTTTTAGATGCTTGGCATTATGGTATAATAGCATTAAAATATATGTCAAAACTTTCAAATATTTCAGTAAAGATATATGGTTTGTGGCATGCTGGAGCATATGATGATTTTGATTTACTTGGAACATCTGGGTTATTTAAATATTTTGATGGTTTTGAAAAATCAATATTTAAATGTTTAAATTTATCATTTGTTGCAACCAATTTTCATAAAGAATTAATATTACAAAAATATAAAAAACAAAAAAATATTTGTGTTACAGGCTTTCCATTTAATTTTAATGATTTACCAAAATTAAAAAATAAAAAAGAAAATATTATAGTATTTCCTCATAGATTGAGTATTGAGAAACAACCAGAAATATTAAAAGATTTAGTACCTGAACTTAAGAAATATAATATTGATGTTATATTTTGTCAAGAAAATAAATTATCAAAATTAGAATATTATGATATTTTGTCAAGAAGCAAATGTTGTTTTTCAAGTTCTTTACAAGAAACTTGGGGAATTGGAACATTTGAAGCATTATTTTATAAAAATATACCTATTGTTCCTAATAGGTTGTCTTATATTGAGATGTATGATAATTTTTTTAAATATCCTAAGAAATATTCAAGAACTTTTAATGATTATAAAAAAGTAAAATCTTTTTTTATTAATTTATTGATAGATCGGATAAATAATTATTACTTATATGTTGATTTAATAAATAATAATTTTAATTTTATTAAAAAAAATTATTGTGATATTAATATTTTATATAATAGGATTATGAATGATTAATATTGATATTCTAATTATTGGATTAGGTATAGGAAAGGTTTATGTTTCAGAATGTAATAAGTTAAATTTATCATATATTACAGTTGATTCAGATATTCATAAAAATCCAAATTTTTATGATTTGGATTATATTCTAAAAAATAATTATAATTTTAAACTTGGAATAATCTGTTTACCAAATTATTTGCATTATGAATATGCAAATAAAATAAAAAATATATGTAAAAATATTTTAGTTGAAAAACCTGGATTTAAAAATTATAATATATGGAAAAAGTTTAAAGAAGAATCATCAAATTCTAAACTATATTTATCAGTAAATAATATTTATCGAAATGAAATAATTGATTTAAAAAAATTAATAAAGAAAAATATTAATAATTTATTAGCTATAAATTTTTATTGGGAAAATAAAAATAGAATACCTTTTCCAGGAAGTTGGTTTACAAATAAAGATCTTTCCTATTATGGAGTTTCTGGTGATTTGATGCCGCATTTATTAAGCTTCTTATATTTTTTATTTGATTATAATTATATTAATTTAAAAAATTTTCTAATATATAAGAAACAAAATAATAATTTACGAGATATAATAGATACTGATTATGGATCAGTAAACAAATTAGGTATTTTTGATGTTGATGATTTTTGTACTATTGACTTTAATTATTTTAATTTAAAAATACATTTACAAACTGATTGGAAAAATAATAATTATAATCGACGTGGAATTGAACTTGAATATCAAAAAGGGTTAAAATTGTTTTATGATTTTGATTTATGCCCAAATTATTGTTATGGAAATATGATATTAGATATTATTAAAGAAAAGAATTATAATTATCATAATTCTTTAGATGAATTCATTATAACACATATATTATAAATAAAAGGATAAATATGAAAACTCAAATATTACATTCTAATGGAAAAAGTAATATAGAAAAAAAATTATGGGATAAACCAAATATTACAGACAATCAAATAGAAGTTAAAACAATATATTGTGGTATATGTCGTAGTGATATTGGTGTGTATGGTGGTTTTGAAAAACCGATGCCGTTGGGAATGTTTGGCCATGAAGGTCTTGGTTTGGTTACAAAGATTGGTAAAAATATTCAGGATGTTAAAGTTGGGGAATATGTTTCAACAATATCAGACCCAGCATATAGTGAATATTATAATTCCAGTATTAATGATTATGTTGTAATTCCAAAAGTATCAAAAGATTATATTTTACAGCCTGTTAGTTGTGCAATAAATATTATTGAAAAAACTTTAAAATATTCAAATTTTTTATTTAATAAAGAGAATGAAATATTAATAATTGGTTCAGGTTTTATGACTCATATAATCTGTCAATATTTAAAAAATTTTAATTTTAAACTTACAGTTATAGGAAAAAGCAATACAAAAATATTTACAGATATTGGTGTAGAACTTTTTGATTTTTCTGATTTACATAATAAAAAATATAATATAGTAATTGATTTATCTTCAAAAGCTGAAAATTTTTATTTAATTGAGAAAATATTAAATATTGAAGGCCTTTTATGTTATGCAGCAACACCGTTTAAAAATATAGAAACAAATTTTTTTAATAATTGTTGGAATTGCCATACAATTATTCTGCCAAGTCCAAGAAATAGTGATTTTAAAATTATGATGGAAAAGTCTCGAGATTTAATTTTTTCAGGTGTAATAAAAACTTCAAATTTATGGACTAAAGATTATTATATTTGGGATGAATATAATAATGCTTTTGAGGATGGTCTAAATCGTAAAAAAGATTATATTCGAGGATATTTTACTTTTTAATTAAATTATTTTAATAATATATAAATGAAAAGGAGTATGTTATGATAGAAACAAAGATTAATTCTATAAGAGTAAAAGATTTTGAAAAGTATTCATGCCCAGATTTGAATTTTGAAAATGATTGTCCTGTTTTAAAATTTGAGATTAAAGGTGATGGAACAGGATATGAAGAACAACGAGACAATAAAGCCAATAAGAAAGCATTAGAAGAATATAAAAAATATTTATTTGAACAAAATAAATTAGTTTCTCTATATTTAAATAATATTGATACAATAAATCAAAAAAGTGAACTTTATTTTGGAAAAGTAAAATATAAAACTTGTTGAGGAAAAAATATGATAATAACTTGGAAAGATATAGAAGATGGAATTGATAATTTAAGTAGGTCATTAAGAGGTATTCATATAGATTATATTTATGGAGTAATAAGAGGTGGAACTATTCCAGCAGTCATGTTATCACATAAATTAAATATACCAATAATATCTTATTTAAATGAACATATACAAGATAAAATTTTAATTGTTGATGAAATATGTGATAGTGGTAAAACATTTAAAGATTTAAGTAATAATAAAAACTATATTTTTTTATCGTTATATAAAAGATTTAATTCTAATTTTAATCCAAATTATTATTATAAAGAAATTTTATCAAAAGAGTGGTTGATTTTTCCTTGGGAATTAAAATGAGAATATATTATTTAGAAAATAAAAAAGATATAGTATTGAGTAAGATAAAAAAACCAAATGATGATTTTTTGAAACAAAGATATATCTATTTAGGTTCAACTGATATTAATTTTGAACAATATAAAATATATTCAAATTCAAAAAATTGTATATATTTTTTGTCAGATAAAAATAGTTTTAGAACAACAATATTATATTTAAATGAATTAGTTTATAATGTAAATTATAATATTAGAGAATATGGAAATAATTGGTATGAGAATTAAAAGGAAATAAAAATGATAAAAGTTATTATTGATTTTTCACAAATGATTTATAATGCATATTTTGTTAATGTTCAAAAAGAACCAACTGAAAGTTTTGCATTTTTAAGATTTTTAATCTTAAAACAAATTATGAACATTAATACATTATTTAATCCAAATGAAATAATATTAGCGTGTGATACAAGAAGTTGGAGAAAAGAAATATTTCCACAATATAAAGCAAAAAGAGTTAAAAATTCAGATATAACAAAATTATTTGAAGAATCTGATATATTTTTAGATGAATTAAAGTCAAAATTTCCATATAAAGTTTTGAAAATTAATAGAGCTGAGGCAGATGATATAATATCAACTTTATCATTTAATAAGAAAGAAGAAGATATTTATTATATCATCTCAAATGACAAAGATTTTTTACAATTAACAAAATATAAAAATGTTTCAATTTATAATCCAAGAGAAGAAGAATTTGTAGAATTTCCATTTATAAAAGATAAAAGAGAATTTAATAAAGTTGAAGATTGGGTGTGTGAACATTTATTAAGAGGTGATTCTGGTGATGGTATTCCAAATATTTTAAGTGATGATGATACATTTATAAATGAAGAAAAAAGTCAAGTTAGATTATCAAAGAATGTAGTTAAAAAAATAAATGAAGAAGGTTTAGAAAAACAAAAATTTTATAATAGAAATAAGAATTTAATTATGTTAGAAAAAGATATAATTCCAAAAGAGATACAAGAAGAAATAATGAATAAGTATGAAAAAATAAATATTATTAATGAAAATAATATAGAAAAAATACATGAGTTATTTGAAGCATACAATATGCAAAGTTTATTTGGAAAAGAAAAGAAATTTTTATTAAATCAAGTAAAAGAAATAAAAAAAGAAAATGTTTATGATAATTATTTTTAATTTTATATTTATATTATAAATTTTGAAGAGGTAAATAAAATGATAAAAAGATTGATAAAAGAAAGTGTAAATGAAATAAAATTTAAAGGTAGAACTTTTAAATATGTTGATAAAGGAAGTTACATTGAGTTTGAATATTTAGATGTTTCAGACATGGGTTTAAATTCATTAAAAGAATTACCTTGGTCAAATAAGAACTATGTTGTTAATGGAGATTTCAATTGCAGTTATAATAAATTAACAAATCTTCAAGGGGGACCCCAAAAAGTTGGTAATAATTTTTTCTGTAATTATAACAATCTAACGTCACTTCAAGGAGCACCAAAAGAAGTTGGTGGAAATTTTGGTGGAAATTTTTTTTGTGATTATAACAAAGTTAAATTTACGGAAGATGAAGTAAGATTAGTTTCTAATGTTAGAGGTAGAATTTATGTTTAAAATTTTTATTATAGGAACATTTTATGAATTTTTGTATTTTAAATAAAGAAACAAAAACATATAATTATATGAAAAAATATTAACCTTCATAAAAGATAATAGAGGATGTATAATTTCTTTTGATAATAAAATACAAAAAGAAGAATTAAACAATCATTTAAGAATTAATAATATTAAAGATGATAGAAAGAATATAGAAGTAGAAAATTGGATTTATAATCATGCTGAAAATTTTAGAACTTTTTTAAATAGCATTAAAATATTAGCACTAATGGTTGAGTCAGATGATTGTTCATTTGATAAATTTTGTATATTAGTTGATAAATATAATAGTATTAAAATGAGTTTAATTGATAGTATATATTGAAAGGATAAATAATAATGATAAGTAGAATATTTAAAGAAGAAGTTCAATCAATAATATTTGATAAAGATAAATTTTCTTTAAATAAAGCAAAAGATTGGTTAAAAAATCATAATTATAAAACTGATGTAGATGAAAAAGAAAACACTTATAGATTTAGACAAAATGAACCAAATTATAAATCATATTCAACAAAAGAAATAACTTCTGGAATAAAAATGATTTTTGGTTATAATTAAGTTTTATATTTATAATATAGGAGAAATTAAGATGTTACAAATATTTTTAGTAATATTATTTTTTATTATAGGTTCAATTTTAGGAAGATTTTATTATTTTTTAAAATCAAAAAATATAGGTTTTAATTTTATGAATACAAATAAAACAAAATATGATGACACAATAAGATTTATTAAATTGATAGATATTAATGGTTATTGTTTATTTTTGGAATTAGGAAAGAAAAAATGAATTTATCATTAAATGAAGTTTCAGAAGTAGTAAAATCATATTTTACCATATTACAAACTAAATTATGGACAGATTTGCAAGGATTATTTTTAATATCATTTATAATTGCATTTATAGCAAGTTTAATAATTGAAGCAATAAAGAGATCCGATGAAACGGTATTTTTAAGAACAGAGTTAAAAAAGAATTCAATATTTATAATTAATGTAATCTTAATTTTGTTTATAACTTGTGTTATTGTTTTAGTTTTTGATGGTTATGATGAAATATATAAGTCAATAATTTATATATTATTAATATGGTTTTTTAGTTGGTCTATTAGTGTTCCATTATATTCATATTCAATAAAATATTTATTTAAATTTTTTGATACTATTGGTTCTTTAATAGAATTAGCAAATACTTTTATTAAACATTTGATAGAGAAATATAAGATAAAAAAGGAGAAAGAAGATGATAAAAAGATTGATAATAGAAAAAGTAATTGAAGGTCCTTTACAATTTAGGGATTATGAACAATTTTTATTGTATTATAATAAAAATAAAAATATTAATAATATGACAAAAATTGAAATTACTGATGATAATATTATATATAATAGTATTTCAAATCTTTTAGATACTATATGGTCAACTGTTGTTCCTATTACAAATAAACAATTAAAAGAACTTGAAAGAAAACTATTAATTAATAATATAACAGTTGGTTGGAGTAGTTTAAATGAAGTTTTGATTGATATTTTTGAAGATGGCATAATTGATAAATCACTTTTATCTTTGAGATATAAAATGCCAGATCAAAATATTAATAAATTAATAAATATTTTGAATGGAATTTATAAAAATGTCTTTAAAATTAGAAACTAAAAAGGAGTAAATAAAATGATAGATATTAAAATTAAATTAAAAATTAGAGATTTAGATATTGAATTAACTAAAGATGAATTTAAAGAAATATATGAAGCAGGAAAATTAATATTTGATAAAGAAATAAATTATGTACCATTATATCCAATTAATCCAATAATAACATATCCAGAATATCCTCAGAGTCCATATTATGTTATAACTTGTTCAACATCAAAATGCTAATTGAAATTATATCATATATTTATATATTAACATTAAATTTATTAGTAATTAATTTTGTATATGATAAATTTGTTAAACAAACAAGAATTAAATGTAAGAATTGTAAACATTTAAAATATTGGATTGATAAAGAATTTAAAATAGAAGATAATATATTTCAATGTTTATGTTCAAGACATCAAAATATAGATATTGATTATTGTAGTAAATTTGAGGAGGAAATATATGAAAATATTAGAAAAAATATTTAATTTTTTAAAAGATTTTTGGAAGATTGTTTTAGGTTTAATATTAGTTATTATTTTAATATTTGGATTAATTTCTTTTATAGGTTATAAAATAGAAAAATATAAAGAATATAAACAAATACAACAAAATAAAGAAGATTTAAATAATATACATCAGGAGCAACAAGATGATGAAGATATTTTTTACCATGTTATTGACCATTTTAATGATATTTTCAATAAACCAAAAAATAAATAGTTTAGAAACAAATGATATAAATGAAAAATCAATAAAAGAATATTTTAAAAATTATGACAAATTATCTAATGAAGAAAAGAAAGAAGATATGAAAAATCTTACAAATTCTTTTCTTGAGTTAAAAGATTTATATGAAAGAAGTCAAAAAAGAGAAAATATTTTAGATAAAGATTTAAAAGATACAACTGAAAAATTAGAAAATAAATATTATCCTGAACATTCATTATCAATGTTTGCATTATTTGGTAGAGATATTTCGACAGAATTTGATTGTTATGCTGGATTAGAATATAAATATTATTTTTGGGAAGGAAGAGGATATTTAGGTTTTGGTGCAGCTGTAAAAATATACGATCAATTTGGTGGTGCAGGTCAAATTAGTTTTGGTTATTGTTGGAAAAGTAAAAAGAAAAGTTAATAAAATATAATAAGTATTTTAATAATATATAAATGAAAGGATATAATATAGCCAGTTAGCATAATTGGTAGTGCATCAGGTTTTGGTTCTGATTTGTAAAGGTTCAACTCCTTTACTGGCTGAATTCCAGCGTTGCTGGTGTGCAAACAAATTTATTTTATGTTTGCTGATAACTCTTTTATAATTTGGCAAGGAATAAGTGTTAATCGTCACACTTATTCCTTAATTTTAAAAAGGAAAATAATTTTGTTAATAAACGAATGTTTAAAATGTCCTGGAAATTTTTATAATAAAGAATTAAGATTATGTTCAGATGAAATATTATATGTATATAAAAAAGATGAATCAGTGTGTTGCAGATATAGTGAAGGTTCAATTAAATATTCTATATTATATCCAAATAATAAAGAAGATGATATTAAAGATAAAGAAGTAATTAAAGAAAGTAAAATAATAGTAGATAAAGAAATAAAAAATGTAGAGGTTGAAAAAGTAAAAGAAATAAAATCAAAAAATAATGAAATAAAAATAGTTGATTCATATTTTTAATAATATTTAAATGAGAAAAGGACTATAAATGATAATTATTAATTTTACCGATCCACATTTTACAGGAAAAAATTTAATTGATAAACCATTAGTTGATTTTTTATCATCAAGAATTAGTAAAGATGATTTATTAATATTAAATGGAGATATATTTGATACATTTGATATATCAACTAAAAAGAATTTATTTTATGATTATATAAGTTCAATTCCAAATAAAATTATAATTGTTTTAGGAAATCATGATTTCTCAAAAAATAGATGCTGGTCACACATATTAAAACCTTTTACAGATAGAATTAAAATAATTGAAGATTATGAGTTTATAGATATAAATGAAAATTATAGATTACATTTCAAAAATTATTTTAGAAATTCAGAATTAAAATTTGATTTAAAAGAAAATGTAAACAACATATTATTTTCTCACATGGATTTGGATGTTGACAATCCAAACATATTATTAACTAAATTTGATTTGGTTTCAAATGGTCACATTCATAATCACCAACAGAAATATAATATTATGAATTTGGGAGCAATGAGAAAATGTGCAAAAAATGAGGATGATAATAAAAAATATTTAATAATTGATTTAGATAATAAAGATATGAATTATAAATTATATGATTTTAAATCAGTTATAGATATAAAAGAAGTTTTTGTAAAAGATTTAAGAGATGTTAAGATTGATAGAAATACAATTTTGAGAGTATTAATAAATTCATATCAGGATGAAGATGATTTAACAAAAAAAATTGAAGCATTAGAATGGTATGATAAAGAAAAAGTTAGTATTGAATTTGTCAATTATATTGATAAAGAATATATTTCAAAAATAGAAACAGAAGTTCTTGAAGACGGTAGTTTAAACTTAATTAATTTATTTGAAACATATTGTGATAACTATATTGAAAAATTTAAAGATGCTTCTTTAAATAAATTATTATTGCAAGAAAAATTTAAATATTTTTATGAAAAAGAATATGAACAATTAAAAAATTTATTTAATATATATAATATTAAATTTAAAACTCTTGAAGCATCAAATTTTAAACTATTTAAAAATTTTATTTTAAATTTTGAAAAATTTAAAAGTGGAATAATATCAATTGAAGGAAGAAATAAAGATGAAATAAAAAATGATAACATAAGTTCTAATGAAGCAGGCAAATCAAATATTAGAGATATGTTGAATTATGCATTTTTAGGTGAAGGAAAACCTTTGAGATGGACAACAAAATCTGGCAATGTTAAACTAAATTTAATAATAAATAAAATAGATATTATAATAGAAAGAAAAATAACAAAATCTGGAAATGAATTAAGACTTTGGTTTGATGGAATTGAACAATGGGAAAATGAAACAAATACAAATAAAGAATTATTATTCTTTGAAAAGTTTAAAATTAAAAATTCTTTGCTATATATTTTTCTTTCAGATACTGGTTTAGGAAAATATTTTTTTAGCAGTAGAAATTCTGAAAAGTTTAGAATATTTAAAGAGATATTTCCAATTATAGATAGTGTTGGAAATTTTGTGCAAACTATTAAAATTTCAGTTGATGAAAAAGAAAAAGATTTTGAAAAAATAAATTTAAATAAAATAAATTTAAGTCAATTAAGAAATAATACTAATTTTAAAAGAACATATTATTCTATAAAAGATGATTTTAAAAAATTAAAGATTGATGAAATTAATAATAAAATAAAATTAATAGTTTTAGATAATTATATATTAGAAAATAAAAATAATATTATATATGGTAAAGAACAAATAAATGAAAAACTATTAAAAAGTTATAATGATATTTTTAAAAAATTTGGTTTTGTTAAAAAAATATTTGAACAACAAGAATTATTCAGTAAAAAATATGAATTAATAGAAAAAGAAAATATAAAAATTGAAGGATATCAAAATAATTTAAATAATAGTTTAGAAGAATTAAAAGTTATTGATAATAAAATAAATGAAATAAAAGAAAATGAAATAGTTGAAGAAGATTTAAATTTAATTAAAAATAAATTATTGAAGATAGAAACATTTAATAAAGTTATTACAAAATATTCTAAAGAATTATTAATAAGTTATAAAAATATAGATATAGAATTAGAACAAAAATTATTAAATGAAAAAAATTCTTTATTTAATAAAATAGAAAATTTTAAAAATAGAATAATTGAGTTACAGGAAGAATTAAAAAATATTGAATTTATAAGATGTCCAAATTGTTCTTTTGAAATAAAAGATGAAAATAGAATAAATAATATTAATGAACAAATAGTTGAATTAAAAAAACAAGGGAAAGATTTATTAGATATTTATAATAAAGTTAAAAAAGAATATGAAGAATTAAATATTAAAAATAATGATATTAAAGAAAAAAGAAAAGATATAGAATTAATATTAGATAATATTTCAGTTTCAGAATTATATAAATATTTAGAAAATCAATTAGATTTTGATGTAGATAAAAAATATAATTTAAATAATATTGAAGATTTTATAAAACAGAAAGAAGAAAGAAACAAAAAAATAATTTTAAAAAATGAATATTTAAAACAAAAAAATAATATTGAAGAAAATATTAATAAAATAAAAAATGATATAAACAATAGTAATTTAATTATAAAACAATGTAATGATAATAAAATAGATTTTGATTTAAATAATTATAATAGTATAATAAAAGAATTAAATGTTTTATCATTAACAAAATTGGAGTATATATTAATAGAAGAAAACATAAATAAAATTTTAAATATAGATATTCTTAAAGATTTTGATTTAGAAAAATTAAATAATATATATAATAAATTAAAAGAACAAATAATTTTAAAAGAAGAATATGATAAATTAAATAAAGAATTAGAATTTGAATTAAAAACAAAAAATTCTTTAATTGAAAAATTTGATAAGTTTAAGAAAGAATTTTATGATTATAAAAAAGATAGTGATTTAAAAAAGAAAGAATTAAATGTTGAATTTATAAAAATTGAAAAAGAATATAAAGATTTAAAATTTTTATATGATGTAATGACGGCAAAAAGAACTTTTAATTTTGAGAAATTTTTTATAAATACTTTTTTTGAAAAGTTTTCAGGAATTTTTAATATAATGTTAAAAGTTTTATTTAATAGAGATGTTTCATTATATATAACTGAAAGTAATTTTTATTTTAAAGATATGTCACAAGATGAATTAAATTTTGATATATTTAGTAATGGAGCAAAAAATAAAATTCAAATTGCTTTAATATTAACAATAACAATTTTATTTGTTAATTATGGTATTAATTCAGATGTTATGATTATTGATGAATTACTTGATACTGGTTTGGATGAAATTAATTTATCAAGAGTAATGGAATTAATAAAACATTTTTTTGGAGAAAGAAAGAAAAATTTTATAATAAGTCATAAATCAATTGAAGATTTTATAGATGATACAATTAAAATCGAAAGATATAACGGTGAAAGCAAATTATTATAAAGAGGTAAAATATGAATGAAGAATTAATAAAAAAGATTGAAGATAAAATAAAACAATCACGTTATTATAGTCCGTTTGAATGGGTACTTACTGAACTTAAAAAGCAGAATAAAAAGAGTTGTGAAAATTGTCAATTAGACGCAGGAAAAGATGAAAGTTGCGCAAATGTAAGAGTTTCTGTCACAAAAGCAGGAATTGAAACACATCACGAAATATCTTATTGCAGTAATTATAAAGAGGCGTTTGAAAAAAAATTAGATCGTCTTTCAGATGAACTAATCGAAAATATAATTAATACTCCAGATTCTGAAATACTTAAAGAAGTAGAGGAAGATTATGGCAATTCTGATTATGAAGCAAATAAATTTTTAGAAATACTTGAAAAAGCAAAAAACAAAATAAACAATAAAGAGGTGAAATGATATGGGTAAAAACAAATTAAAAAAATGATGAATTTAAAAATATTATGGGTGTTGTTTTATTAAAAGATAAATTTAAAGATAAAAATATATAAATAAAGGAGATATTAATGTTAGAAAAGATTAAAAAGATATTTAATACATTATTAATTTGGTATTATAATTCAGAAATTAATAGATTAAATTATGACAGATGCGTTTATATGATAACAACTGAAGAATGGAAAAAAGGAATAGAAAAATATGAAAATAAAATAAAAAAATTGAAAGGAGAATAAATAATGTATGATTTAATTATAATGATAACTGGAATATTATTTAGTTATTCATTAATTCCACAAATATTTAAAGTAATAAAAAATAAGTCAGGAAAAGATTTATCTTGGAATTTTTTAATAATAACTTTTATTGGTATGATAACATTAACAATAGTTTTCTTTTTAATGAAATATTATTTTTCTTTTGTTATAGATTTAATAACATCTTCTTGTTATGGAATATTAATTTATTTAAAATCTTATTATATTATTAAAGAAACTAAAAAATTTAATAAAGAAACATTTAATAAAGTTCTTGATTATGTTATTTTAAATGGTAATTTAAAAATTTATTATTCAGGTGATCATAATATTTTAAATAATTCACATTTTACAGAAGAAGATTTACATTTTGTTTTTAGATATTTGAATCATGTTAAAATAGAATATAAGATAGAAACTCATTATACTTTAAATGATTATTGGTATAATTTTGTTTATGATAATCATATTTTTAAATTTTATAATTGTCATACATATTATAGTCTTTCAATTGATACTTATAAAAAAGAAATTGATTATGTTGAAATATTTTTTGATAAAAATATAAAATTTTAATAAGGAATAAAAAATGAACATAGGTTTTGATCTTGATCAAACTTTAATTGATTTAAAAAGTGTTCAACAAAAAATATGGAAAAGACATAATTTAAAATATAATCAACCAATAGATTGGAATTTTTCTAATGTGCCAGAAAATATTAGGAATGAAATATTTAAAATGTTTGAAGATCCGATTCAAATGTGTTTGGCTCAACCGTATAAATATTCAAAAAGATTATTAGTAAAATTACAAGAACAAGGTCACAAAGTTTTTATAATAACTGCAAGAAATAAGAAAATTAAAAAAGCAACCATTGAAATGACAAGAAAATATTTTGGAAATATAAAAACTTATGTATCTAATTTTGGAGAATCTAAATTAGATATTTTAAGAAAAGAGAATATTGATATTTGGATAGATGATGCACCTCATGAAATTATTAATGTGAGTAAAAATAATATAAGATGTATAATGATTAGTAATGATAATACTATTTATAATCATTATTTAAGACCACAATTTCAATGGGTTGATAGTGTAAAAGATTTATATAAAGATATTAATTTATTTAAAGAATAAAGGAGTAATTTATGTATATTAAATCAGATGGAGATATTTACCAAGTTGTAAAATGTCAAACACCATCTATTTATAGATATCCAGATAAATGGAATTATGAAATAAAAAATAATGTAAAATTTTATTATTATAATGAAAATATTATGGAAAAATCTTTTATATATTTTGAAAATGATAATAAATGGTATAAAACATCATATAGAAATTTTATTATTTTTTCTAATAATTTTGAATTTGTATTTGAAAATAATAAAAAAATAAGGAATTTTAAATCTTATAAAAATGAGAATACTTATGAATGAATATTATAAAACTGAAAAATTATATATTGAATGTGAATGTTCATCAGAAATACTTCAGATTACAGAGAATTTTGAAAAATATAATAATTGTAAAAGATATTTTTATTTGACAATATTTAGTTCTAATTTCAGTAAATTCAATATATTCAAAAGAATAAAGTTTGCAATTAAATTTATTTTTATTGGAAAAATTAATAATGATTTTTATTCAAACCAAATGTTAATAAGTTGTGAAAATATGCAAAAAATAAAAAATTTTATAACTGAAAGAGACAAAATGTTTCAAGTTTGGTTAAATAAAAACAGTAGCATAAAAAATCACATTAGTGATTAAAAATATTTAAGGAGTAAAATTATGAGCAAAATAAGTTTAGATGTTGATAATTTATCACAAGAACAAACTAAATCTATATTGAAACACATAGTTGAAAAACTTGATGAATTAGATTGTGAAGATTATTTTGGTTCAGAAGGTTGGAAACATTTGTTTAATTTATAATATTAATAAATATTAATAAATTATAATAAGTATTTTAATAATATATAAATGAAGGAAGTATATAAAATGAAATCAATTAATATAGGTGATGTTGTATTAAGTAGATATGTTGGAAGAAAAATGACGGTAAATAATATTGGTAAATTTACTCTTAATTGTGTATGGTTTGAAGATAAGGTATTACACAATGAAACGTTTTTAAAAAAAGATATAGTTAGAAATAATATATTTAGAATATTTTTTCCAACATTTAATATGAGATCAAAATATTATATTATTACAGTAATATCAACAATTAGTTTTAGTTTAATTTTTGGTTATATTTTAAACTTGATTATTAATTAAATGAAAATATATATTTCAACAATAGTAAAATCAATTTATTGGCATATTATTTCAATATTTGATACATTATTATTTAAATTAAAAAATTTTAAGGAGAAGAATAAATGAAATTAAAAACCAATGAATTGATTAATATATTTAATATATTAGATGGTTTTCTTATTTTATCAAAAGCATTTACAGATACATATAAAGAATATGTGAGACTATTTTCTAATGGAGATGGAAAATTATATTTTATATCTAATAATTGTGAAGATTTTAAAATAATACAAAATGTTGATATAGATAGAGATATTCAAATAGATAAAATTTATCTTATAAATGAAATGTCAAATATTATAAAAAATTCTGTAAATTATTCAGAGTTAGAACTTATTGATGATATCATATATTTTGTTGATGGAAAATTTACTTTATTTGTAATTAATAGTATTGATGAAGAAAAGAAAGAACAATTATTTAATATAAATAAACATAATGTTGAAAAACATTTTATTGTTGATGGTGATTTAGAAGATGAAATAAAAGATATTTTTATGCTTTTAAATTTAAAATCAACAGGTGGAGGCAATTCATATTTTTATAAAGATGGTTCATTATTTTTTAATTTTAATGCTTTGTATGTTAAAAAAGAATCTATTATTTCATTTATTATAACGGATATTTTATCATTAAGATTAATAAGTAGAATTCTTTTAAAATATAAAGGTTCAATGATAAAATATGATAATGTTAATCAAAAACTTATTATGAATTCAGATAGTTTTTATTTGGAAACATCAATATTTAATGAAGATACAAACTCAATAAATTATTTAACTCATTGTTTTGAAAATATAGAGGAAGAAAACACTATAAATTTAAAAATGGAATTTGCAAATTTTGTCAATGCTATAAATACATTTGACCCTGAAAGTACATTAACATTTAAAAATGAAGAAGTTATAATAAGTTCAGTTCATAGAAAGCACGTTGCAAATTTTAATATAGAAAATATTAATACTGAATTTATTATATCAACAGAAATATTATTTAAAATATTATCATATATAATTAAATTTAAAAATATTAATACTTTAATTTTTAAATTAATAAGAATTAAAGATAATAAGTTTTTACAGTTTGAACATGAAAATATTAAAATTTTGACAGAGATTATTTAATAATATATAAATGAAATAAGGAGAAAATAATGGTAGAGAATATTACATTT